CATTTTCTTCCATCCGTCGAAGATCGGTTTGATGCCGTACTTCCACGCGGCCTTGCCGACGTCGACGATCGCATCGAACGACGGCTTCATCGCGTTCTTGTACAGCCACTTCGCCCAGCCGCCCAGCGTCTGCAGGCCACCCCAGAACGCCTTCAGGATCGGCTTGAGGTAGATCTCCCACATCGCCTTGGCGACAGCGACGATGAAGTCGAAGCTCGGCTTGATGGCGTTCTTGTAGAGCCAGGTGGCCTTGTCGCCGATCTGCTGGAAGACGGGCTTGAACACGTTCGTCCACAGCCAGCGGGCGATGGAGGCGATGGCGTCGAACGCCGGCTTGATGGCGTTCGTCCACAACCACATCGCGATCCCGCCGAGGATCTTGAACGCGACGATCGCTGGCAGGATCAGCGCGACGACGATCGCCGTGATCAGGATGCGTGCCGCGAGCGAGATGGCATCCCAGGCGGGCTTGATGGCGTTCGTCCACAACCACATCGCCCACCGGCCGACCATCTGCACGGCCTGCACCAGGGCGCTGAACACCGGCTTGAGGATGTTGTTCCACAAGAACAGGGCGCCCGTCTGGATGGCCGCCCACACACCCTGCACCAGCGCCCGGAACCAGCCGAACTTGTTGTAGGCGTAGATCACGAACCCGACGAGGGCGAGGATCGCCAGGCCGATCAGCACCAGCGGGTTCGCCGACATCACGAAGTTGAAGGCGATCTGGGCAAGGGTCCACAGCTTCGTCGCCAGGATGATCCCGTAGATCAGCTGGATGAACCACGGCGCCTTGTCCGCGATGATGCCGATCGCCTCAGCCAGGCCGCCCAGCAGCGGCAGGATGATGTCACCGATCGGCGCCAGTGCTTTGCTGACGTTCAGGAACGCGGTGAAGATCTGCCCCAGGACGCGGGCCAGGATCGGGCCGTGCTCCGCCGCATACGACAGGAACCGCTCGAACTCCGGGGAGCCCTTCAGATTGGCGCCCCAGTTCGCGAACCGCGCCGTGACCCGCTGCAGCGTCGACGAGATGCCCGTCATGTGAGGCAGGAAGGCATCAATGATGCCCGCCATCCCCTTGACGACGTTCCCGAAGGCGACCCCCAGCCCGGTGATCGCCGGGATCACACTGGTCTGCAGATCCTTCTTGAAGCCCTGCCAGAACGGCGTCTTCACCGACGCCGACGCACGGTCCTGCAAGCCCTTAATGGCCGTAGCCGCCGCCTGCACGAACGGCGTCAGCGTCGGCAGCGTGTTCCGCAGGCCGACCAGCGCCCTCGTGAAGATCGGCATCACCGCAGGCTGAAGCGACTTCGACCAGGCGCCGAACGCGGTCCGCAGATCCAGGAACGCATTCAGCGTGTCCCGCGCCGCCGGGGTCAGCTTGCCCAGCGCGGCCTGGTACTTGGCCTGCGCGATGGCAGCCTGATCGACGCCCCCGGCCGCCGACTGCGACGCGGAGGCAATCTGACGCTGCGCCGACGCGACCGAGTCCGCCGCCGACTGCTGAGCCTGGACGACGCGCTCCTGCGCCTTCGCTATGGATTCCGCGCCCTGCTGCTGCGTGAGTGCAACGTTCTTCTGCGCCTCGGACAGCTTCTCCTGCGCATCCGCGATCGCCCGCGTGTTGGCGATCTGCGTCTTCGCGACATCCGCCTGCGCCTTCTTCAGCGCAGTCGTCTTATCGGCAACATTCTGCTGCGCGGTAGCAAGCTGATCCTGCGCCGACTTGACGGTCTGGCTGCCCTCGACGCCGGCTTTGTTCGCGTCCGCCGTGTCCGACTGCAGCCGCTTCGTCTCGAGCTGCTGCTCCTTGAGATGCTGCGCGGCCTGGTCGTAGGTGAGCTGGGCCTGCGCACGCTGGAGCTGCGACGCCTTCGGGTTGGCCAGTGTCGCGTCCAGGTTCTGCTTGGCTTCCGTGACCTGCAGCTGGGCGTCGCGCAGGCTCAGCTGGGCGTCGGCCAGCTGGTTGTTCATGTCCTGCAGCTGCCGGGACGCCGCCTTCCGGGCCGCCGTCAGATCCAGCTGCGCCTGCCGCTCAGTCTTCTGCGCCTGCGTCAGATCACGTTCGGCAGAGGCCACCTGCTGATTGGCCTGCTGCATGCGTTCCGAAGCCTGCTGGTAGGCGTCTGCCAGGGACTGCTTGGCCTGCTTGACCTGCTGGGCGGCCTGCGCGTTCGCCTGCGCGGCCTGCCGTGCAGCGTCCCCTACGGCCCGCTGCGCGTCAGCGATCTGCCGGGCGCCGTTGCGCTGCGCCGTCGCCAGCGCCTGCTGCGCCCCCGCCATCTGCAACGCCTTCGAAGCGCCCGCCGAGTTTGCCTGACCGCCGCGCAGCGTGGCATTCGTTGCCGCATCCGTCGCGGCCTTCTGCGCCTGAAGGACCGTCCCGATCTGCTTGAACGCCGGGATCGCCACCAGCGCGATCGAGCCGATCCCCGCCGCGGCAGCCGTGCCCGCGGCAGCCACGGCCCCCAGGCCGGCGGCAATGACCGGCAGGACCGGCAGGATCGCCGGCCCCAGCGCGATCGCGGCGAAGACGAGGCCGTTGATGCTGGCCGTCGCCGCGCTCGCGTCGATGTCGACGTTCTTGCCGTCGACGGCGTCCACCTCGGCGCGCAGCGCCGCCAGCTGGGCCAGCGCCGCTGCCGTGTCGGCACGAACCTGCACGTTCGGGTGCTCGGCACCCAGACGCCGCAGCCGGGCCTCCACGTCGGTGATCTCGGCCAGCGCGGTCGCGGCGTCGACGTCGATACCGATGCGCTTGCCCGACAGCGTCTCCAGGCGGGCCCGCAGCCGGGCCATGTCCGCGTCGAACCCGGTCGTCGAAAGGCCGACGTCCGCCTTCGGCAGCGACTTGAACGCCGCCTCCAGCCGGGCCTTCAGCGAACGGGAGAACGCTCCGGCCGTCTCATCGCCCTGCCGGGCCGCCGCCGGGCGCGCAGCCCGGCCACCCGCGTTGATGCCGTCCCTGATCGCAGGCGTGAGCTGCGCAGCGATCTGCCGGCCGATGATGCGGCCGACCTCATCGCCGATCTGTCCCGCCGGAGGCACCAGCGCCCGCTGAAGCTGGCCGTAGATGCCCCGGGCGTTGGGAACGACGTCGACTTCGACGGAGCCCACGTTGATGGCCACGGAGCCTCCCTCCACGGCGCTACGCGGCGCCCCCGTTGAGCAGCTGGAACAGACGGTCGGCGCTGGCGTCGGTGAGCTTGGCCTTCGGCCGCGGAGGCCGTGCCCCAGGCCGGCGGATCGGCTGCGGCGGCTCCGGGCGCTTGGACTTCTTGTCGGTGTTCGCGCAGACCAGCACGTACTCGACGCGGGCTATCCGGTCGGCGACGACGGCGAGAAGCTGCTCCAGTTGCGACCAGCGGGCATGCTCCGGGTCGCCTCCATCCGCCTGCGCAGCCAGTTCCTCGTCCGTCATGGCGTTGCGCAGGGCCGTCCACGTATGGGACTCGGGCGGCAGGTGCTGGATGATGACCCGCAGCCGCCGCCACGACATGCGGCCCCGGTGCACGTCGAGGACGTCGATACCGCGGTCGAGGAGGTCGGCCTCTACCGACTCCGCGTGCTCCTCGAGGACGGCCGCGGTCCACTGGATTTCCCCAGGGCCTCCCCAGAAGCGCGGGATGCGGCCTCGGCGAACTTGCCGATGCCGTCCGTGGTCGGGTCGAGCTCCTCGTAGATGTCGTAGTCGTCCTCGTGCAGGACGCCTGCGAAGAAGCCGTCGAAGTCTCCCTGGTTGAGGCAGCGCAGCGCGGACGCGCGCCACCGGTTGGCGGGCATCGTTCGGACGTCCTTGGTGACGCCGTCGTATCCGGCGAGCGGCACGGTGACGTAGCCGTCGTCCAGATCGGCTTCGTTCTCCTGGGCGCGGGCGGCTTCGATCTGTTCCTTGGTGGCGGGCATGGCGCGGGCCTCCTTCGTTCAGGGCGCGGGCAGTAAATGGGGGTTGAGGTGGACGGGCCGGGCCCGCGCCGACGAGTTCGCGGCCCGCCCACCAGCTCAGGACCCGGTGTAGGCGGGCGTCGCCGGGAGCTTGTCGGTGTGGTAGACCGTGTTGCCGGCGGCATCCGGGTAGGCGGTCACGGTGATCTCGTAGCCGGACATCTCGTCCTGCTTGAACGTGACGTCGGAGCGGTCGCTGATCTCGCCCTGCGGGACGTAGAAGCCGCGGGCGGTGTCGCCGTCGAACACGGCGAACCACCAGCCGCGCCGGTCCGGGGTCGGCGACGCGGTCTCGGCGAACGAGGTGAGGTTGTCGGTGCCGCCGGGAGCCAGGTCGGCAGCCGGAATCCGATACATGATCGACTGGACGGCGACGCGGGCCGTCTCCCACAGCGTCAGCTGGAACGTCCTCACGCTCTTGGTGATCTGCGTGCGGAACGGGGAGGTCAGGCCCCACGGCGTGAACTCCTGCGAGTCCTCGTCGAAGCCGTACACGAGGCCGTCGTCGGAGATGGCGCCGAGCGGCTCCCACGGGGAGACGGGCTGCGTCAGCGGGGACGTCGGAGCGGTGGTGCCGACGGGCGCCACCCAGCCGCCACCGTTGGCGCCGATGACAGTGAGGTCCGCCGCGCGGGTGATGTTGACCATTGGGTCTCCAGACATGCGAAGACCCCGCGGCAGGCGGGGTCGGGTTACGGGTCCGGCGCGGGCCCAGCCGGTCAGGAGACCGGGTGACAGTAGATCTCGTAGGTCGCTCCGACGCGGCGGAGCGCGGTGTTCTCGTAAGGGCGGACAGCGGGCCGGGAAATGGTGCCGGTCCGGCCGAAGACGGCCTGCGCGGTGACGCTGCCGCGCAACTTGGTGAGGACCCAACCGCGGATGGTGGCCGCCAGGGCGATCGCATCGGCGCGGGTGGAGTGGTAGACGTCGATGTCGACAAACGGCCGGTCCAGCCGGTATCCGTCGTCGTCGCCGCCCGCCACCTGCACCGATACGGTCGGCAGTTCGTTGGCCAGGTCGTTGTCGAGCTCATCGCGGACCACGACACCGGCGCCGAGGAACGCGCGCAGGGCAACCATCACGGCCAGCTCGACGTCCACAGAACCGACGTCAGCCATCAGCGACCGCCCGCCTGCGCCGCCCGCAGCAGCACATGGTGCGCGGGAACCCGCTCCGTGCCGTACTCCACCCACCGGGCGTAATAGGTGCGGTTGCGGACGTAGGCCACCGCACGGTCACGGCGGCGCCCGCCCCGCTTCGTACTGTCCGTGCTCCAACTGGCCTTGTACTCCCCCGAGTGCGGATCGCCAGGACCGCCCACCGGAGACAAGGCCACAGCCGCCGACTCGATCTCCTGCGCGCGGCGAACCAGGTCGGCACGGATCATCTCCGATTGCAGGAGTTCACCCACACCTTTGCGGTTCATCTTGAACCGTGCTGCCATATCCCCTCCTACAACTCGCACACCAGGGGGCGGACATGGACATCAAGGGCGTACTCGGCACCATCAGCTTCGACGGCGAATGGATCACCATCACCAAGACGCCAATCGGGCAACGGCCGGCACCCGTCCGGCTGCGGGCCGCCGACATCACCGGCACCCGGTACAAGCCCGGCAGCCGGCTGTTCCACGGCTACGTGCAGTTCCTCCTGCCCGGCAGCGTCGCCGCCGGAGAGAAGGGCGGACTCGCGCTCGGCGGCAGGCCGCCCTACGAAGACCCGCACAGCCTGTCCATCCCCCGCAAGAGCAACGACGCAGCCGAGAAGCTGGTCGCCGCCGTCGAGCAGACCCGCGGCTAGCCGGTCACCCGGTCCGCGGCGAACTGCACCGGGCCACGCGTACCGGTGAACGGGGAACGACCCCAGTCGCCGGGCTCACCCGTGACCTCGCAGACCACGCCTCGCACGAGGGCCTTGTCCGTGGTCCGCAGGGAGGTGCCCGCCGGGGCGTACACCGTCCAGCCGACGACGACCGTGTCCCGGCCCTGCTGCTCCGAACCACCCACCTGCGGGGTCGACTCGCGGGGCGTGACGACACAACCGGGAACGTCGAACGACTCGTCGAGGCCGGGCAGCGGGTGCCCGCGGTCGTCCCGGCCCGGCGAGGGCCCGGTGCGCAGGATCCGCACCGTCTCCCCGAACGGGTACGGGCCGGGCATCTACACCCACCCCCAGCCCGGCTCCCACTCCAGCGGCGGACCGTAGTCGTCGTCGACCGGATGCGACGGCGACGGATCCGCGGTCGCCGGGGTCGGGTTCACCGTGAACGCCCCACCCCGGCCCGCCAACGACTTCAAGGCCGTCTTGTCGGCCTTCGTCAGATACAGGCCGCCAGAACCCTGCGGGCGCTGCACCGACATCGGGCCGATCGTCTCGTAGGAGACGGCCTGCGGGTTGACGTAGGCGCGGCCGGCCACCGACAGCACCACTGCAGTGGCACGGTCCGGAAGCGGCTTGACCACCGTCTCGCACAAGGCGACCGCCTGCGTCAGCAGCAGGTCCGCCCGATCCCCGTTGATCTCCGGCAGGTCCAGGAAGAGGGCCAGCTCCTCGGCGGTGGGTGCTACGAACGTCATCGCCGCCTCCTAGGCCAGGGCCTCCACCGCATCGCACCAAGCGGCCAGTTCGTCCGTCGGGTCCAGCTCCGCCGACCGGGCCTTGGCCCGCTTCGACGCCAGCCGGTACTCGGCAGGCTGCAACAGCTTCCGGATGATCGCCTCGTAGCCGTCGAGGTCGTTGCGGTCGACGAACACCCCTGCCTCGCCCAGCGACTCGCACAGACCCGGCGTCGGGTGCGCGATCACCGGGATACCCGAGGCGAGCGCCTCGCAGCCGGCCCGGCCCCACGATTCGTAGGAGCTGGGCATGAGCAGCACCCGGGTCTTGGCGTACACCTGATCCCGCATCTGACTGCCTGGCACCTGCTGCAGCACCTCGACGTTCGGCAGGTCCGGCAGGATCTGCTCGCCGTAGGCGCCGGCCACCGCCAGGAACTCGGTGTCGGGCATCCGGCGGGCCAGGGCCTCCAGCACCTTGCCGCCCTTCTCGACGTTGCAGTTGACCAGCGTCACCTTCGAGCCCGGCCGGGTGCGGTACTCGTCGGCGAACACCGGAGGCCGCACGATCAGCGTGCTCGCCGGGCGGACGGCCTTCGGATACTCGGCGTAGAACAGCTCCGCCTCCCGCTGCATCCAGCGGGAGTTGAGCACCGCCAGCGCCACGCCGCCGGAGGCGACGTCGCGGAAGGTGGGCCGGTGCGTGTTGTGGCAGATCGCCACCACCGGCTTGCCGTAGCCGCGGGCCAGCGCCGACGTCGACGGCACGTTCTCCAGGTGGGAGAGGAGGACGTCAGCGGTACGGACGGCGGTGGCGAAGTCGAGGCGCGCCTGCAGCGGGATGACGTGCACGCCGTCCAGGTCGTAGGGCTTGCCGTCGCCTGCGTAGCGGGACAGCCACACCTGCACGTCGTGGCCGCGCTCGACGAGCGCCCGCAGCATGCTGTGCGCCATCCACTCGGCACCCGCGTTGTGCAGCGGCGGGTAGCCGTGCAGCCGGGCGATGATGCGCATCGCCCGGCCCGCGCCAGCCGTCACGAGGCCCCGGCGGTCGCCACGTACCGCACGAACGCCTCCGGGTCGCCGAGGACGAACCCGTAGTAGGCCTCGGCCAGCAGCAGCACCAGGTTCTCCTGGAACGCGCTGTGGACGCCGCCGTCCTCGTCGATGTACGTCGCCTCACGGGAGATCTTCACGGAGATGTCCATGCCGACTCCGTAGGCCGCCTGCGAGAAGTCCCCGCCGATCGCCCGCAGGCCCGAGTCCACCGACGTCGACTGACGGCGCACCTTGCCCGACACGCTGCGCGAGTACGCGACCGGCTCGCCCACCAGCGTGCCCGCCAGCGCCGCACCGGTACCCGGCTGGGTGGTGTCGACGAAGATGGGCTGGCCGGTCGTGTCGGTGGCCTTCAGCAGCTTCGGCTTCAGCCGGTTGTCGGCGACGGTACCGGTGTAGTCCCAGTCGTCGTCGATGATGGTCTCCATGCCGTTGACCAGGTCGGTCCAGATACCGCCCGTGGACTGCCCGGTCGTTCCGAGCACGACCTCCTTGGTCGTCATCGCCAGGTAGTCGGGGAACGGGCCGGTCGCGCCCTTCATGGTGCGGCCGTGGATCGTCGCCCGGTCGAACGCCCGGG